ATGAAGGCGGGGAATGTTCAGATTTTAGACCAGTTCGGGCGCCCGTTCTCAAGCCGTCCCATTTACGAAAGCGGCAGTTATGATGATGGCTTGCAACGATTGCCGAATTACCTCAAGGAGCCGGAACAGCTTTCCGGACGCCTTACCCGGAAGAACCTCATTTCCGCGTCCCGTCTGTTGTACAAGAACAACGGCGTTGTAAAAGGCGCCGTGAACATGAAGGCTGAATACTCTATAGGTAAAGCTTTTCTGTTCAAATCTTTGTGCAAGAATCCGGAAGTTGCAGCGAAGTATGACGAGTACATCAAGGCGTTTTACAAAGTTGCATGCGTGAACGGAAAGAATTTTCACTCGCTCCTGTATCTGATCTCCACCGCCATCGACATTGACGGGGATTGCTTTGTAATGTTGACGGAGAGCAAGACAGGGTTTCCTCAACTGCAATTTATCCGGGCAAACCGGGTGTGCTCTCCTAAAGATGGCCTTATTGACTCCGGAAAATACAAGGGGTTGAACGTGCTGCACGGTGTCATAACTAACCGCATGGGGCGTGAAATCGCCTATTGGCTGGACGGTGATGAACCGGGAGGCGGCGAGATAATTCCGGCGTCCTCAATGCTGCATTTAGTTGACGATGATTTTCTTGCCACTTGCCGCGGGGAACCTCTCTTTTCTCATGGGCTCAAGGAATTCCGCTACATTGATGACATCAATGTTTCCGAGCTTGGGGCCATGAAGATTGCTTCGCAGATTGCCCTGGTGAAAAAAAATGAAACAGGAGAAGTTGACATAGCACAGGCTTACAATAAACCGGGCAATAATGGTGAGGTTGTTGTACGCAATACAGGAGACAAGCAAATTGTGTTTTTGAAGTCTGAAGACTCCCTTGACTCCCTAAAGATTGAGCGCCCCTCCCCGAACTACATGAGCTTTTCGGAACGGCTCTTGAAGGGTGTCTTGTCCGGGGTAGGGGTGCCCTATGATATTGTGGTCAATCCGGACTCAAGCGGCGTTGGGAATAGAATGTCCCTGTCCAAATTCGATAACACCACGCGGGACCGGGCCACGCTGCTTGAAGATGCCGCCAGACTGCTTGTACAGTATGTCTTGGCCGTAGGTATACAGCGGGAGGACATCCCGCACGCGGTAGGCTGGTGGAACATGATGTTCAGCCGCGCCAAGCGTCCAAGCGTGGACATGGGGCGCGACTCCAACAGTCAGTTGAAAGAGTACAATGCCGGCATTAAAAACCTCACAGAAATCTGTGAGGAAAACGGAACGCAGGTTGAGGACCATTTGAGAATACGCGCCAGGGAAGCCGCCATTGCGGAGAAGTTGCGCCGTGAAGCTGAAGCAGAATTTGGGGTAGAAATCTCTCCGGATTATATCAGGAAATTTTAACGTTATGAAACCGTTATATTGTGAAGAAACCGCATGGCTGGCGAGTATGCGCCAGCGGAAGAACCTTGAACCGAAAGCCGCGGGGAACCCGGATTTTGACTTCTCATTTTTCATCCAGACACGCCAGAAAGCGCGGGTGGTTGGGTCATCCCTGGTGATTGAGGTAATCGGGCCCCTATATGGTAACGGCGTGCCCCTGAATGAAGTCCTGGGCGGCACAAATTATCAATCCATCGTGGAGGAAATAAAGGCGGCCGCTGGGAACATTGACGAAGTGATTTTCGTTTTTGACTCTCCGGGGGGAGACGTGCAAGGCTGCCATGAAACAGCGGAATTGATTAAATCACTGCCCGTGGAAACGGTGGCTTACGTCAAAGGCATGTGCTGTTCTGCCGCCTATTATTTGGCTTCGGCTTGTGATCAGGTGATCGTGACGGAAACGGCGCTGGTTGGCAGTATTGGAACCGTCATCAGCCTTTGGAATGCCAAGAGTGAGGAAATATTGACCATCACGAATGATGATGCTGTTTTCAAACATCCGGAAACCCCGATGAAGGCGGAAGCAATCGCCTATTACAGGGATTTGTGCAACAAGATAGCCGGAAGGTTTCAGGAGTTTGTGGCTTCAGGGCGCCCCGGACTATCCGCAGATGCTTTTTCCGGCAAGGTCTTTGTGGCGGAAGATGCTGCCTCTCTGGGCCTGATTGATGATGTAATGCCCTGGGTTGATTTTCCCGGTGCAAATTAAAAGCGCAACGCCCCGCAATAAGTATGGCACTATTCAAGTCTGATCAAAATATCGTTGATACGCTCAAACAAGAGCTTGCCCCTCTTGGGGCAGAAATGAGGGATGGAATTACAGTAATCCAATCCTCTATTAAATCTCTTTGTGAGCGTGTCGAAGCCCTGGAAAAGGAGAATGTCAAGCTCCACGCATCCGTTGCCCTCAAGAAAAACCAGCTTGAGGAAGAAGCCGATACGAAGGCGAGCCAGAAGGCCGCGGAAATGGTGTCTGGCATGGGGCATAAAGCCGTAGTGGATAAGCCGGAAGACGGCGAGGAAACCCCCTCTCTTCTGGAGCAGTACACGGCGCTTTCCGGAGAGGAGCAGCGGAAGTTTTACGAATCCCATCAAGGAGAAATAGCCAAACTTTGCGAAAAATAACCCTCTTTAATCATTCATTTTAACAATCAAACTATTATCTAAGATCATGGCACTTTCTGATGCACAAAAAATCGTTATTCGCAGTGAAGTTATTCTCTCACTCCGCGCCGCTCTTGCTCCTCTTTCTTATCTTACGAAAGATTTTTCAATGGAGTATGGGTCTGTGGCGAAGTTTAAGAATCCTAAAAATGCTGGCGAGGTTGTAGAAAATCCAACGGAATATCAAACGGCCAAGGAGAATGAAGGGGATTTAATTAAGCTGTCCCTTACCGAACTACACCTACCTTGGCGAATTACCCCGGCAGAAAAACGCAATGGTTGGCGGCTCATAGATTTGGCAAAAACTAATTCCATTGCTTTTGCCAATGATTTGCACCGGCGCATTCTTTCTCTTATTACGGCAAGCGAATCAAAAGTTATTGGGCCTTCCGATAAATTCACGCGGCGCGGTTGTATTAACTTAAGCGGGGATGTTGAATCCGAAGAGCCCCGACTGATGTTGTCCCCTGATTATTATAAGGCCATTCTTCCGGAAAACACAACGGAATTCCGCCTTGACGGGGGAGCCTATGGGTTTGCATCAATTCACAAAGTCAAATCTTCCGTATTTGCGAAAGATGTTGTAGGAGCGTCCTTTGAAGGTGGGGCGATTGGCGTAGGCTCCGCAATTCCGGAAATTGATTCTGACCTTAAGGATGATATTAGCGCGGAGGTTATCCCGATTGATGGACTCGCCGGACTTGGCATTCTGCATTGCACGTGGATTGACCGCAATACCCGCGCAGAGTGGGCCTCCCTGGGCCTGATGTTCGGCGCCAAGATTCTCGAACCGGATAAGGTGAAAGGATACGTTGCGGCGGCTGTCACGCCTCCTGAAAGCTAATTTTCTTTGCATTAACTGCTGGTGTTCACCGTCCCGGACTTGTCCGGGGCGGTTTTTTGTGCAACGCCCCGCCATTTATATGAGATTCACAGATGCGGCCAACGCCGCGCACCGGCGCATAAATCAGGTATTACCACAGGCGGAAATTGCCTACCAGGGGAAGACATACCAGGGGTACATGAATTCCCGTGACGTAACCCTTGAACGCCAGGAGGGGGGATATTGCAACCAGCGGGACCGCATCATTCACATTCAAACGGGGGACTCTTTCCAGGTAGGGGGCCGCGTGGAATGTGAGGGGATGAAATTCAAGATTACCGCAGTCACAAGTAATTGCGTTTACAGGGTATTAACTTTATCAGTTGATTTGTATGAGTAGTTTGGAAGTCCGGATAGATGTGAAAGGAATGGATATTGCCATTAAAAAAGCGAAAACGAATATTGAGCGTTTCGGGGCTTTGTACACCACCTTACTTTCCTACAATACTGCTAGCGGTATGTGCTTTAACGCTACTCTACCACTAGGGAAAAACCGCAAATCGAAGGTAGCCGGAAGAAAATCCGGGGAAGGTTCGATTAGTCGTGACGTTTCCCGCGCTGGGCGTGGGGTTGGAACGTTTATCAACCAACTAAAGCAAAGAGACCTTAAAAGGGCAAAACAGGTTGCCAGCATATTAACCTTGAAGAAAGATGCTTCAGCAGCGGCGCAGGTAGCAACAGATGTTTTTGGACAAGTTGTGCGCTTTTATCAAAGCTACAGTCCAGAATTTCACACTTCCGCACGGAAAGATGGGCATGTAGCGTCCTTTACTGGAAATGTTGTTGTCAATAGGAAAAGTACAGAAAGCTATAAGAAGAAAGTATTTAAGCATATCGGCAAGGCAAAATCCGGATGGCTGATCAATACTTCTTACGGATGGGCCGCTCGTGCTCCTCAATGGATTACGCGACATGGACAAAACGGGACAATCAAAAAACTTCCAGATGGGAGTATTGAGATTGAGAATAAGCTGCCTTACGCGTCGGAGGCTATGATCAAGGCGCTTGAGCCGTTTGTTATAACAAAAGCCGAGCAAGCCACTAACTTGAAATTGCATTACGAATGGCAAAGGAGAAACAAGGCATGATCATTGAGCGCATAACAAATCATTTAAGGGAATCCGGTTTCACCGTCTACAAGGCCGGGAATGATAGTGACATTGAGCGGAAACCTTGTGTTGTCATAGGCATGGCCGGTTACACCCAGCCATGGTTGCCTCTGCCTGCCAGGGAATACACGCTTTCCGTGATCCTGCTCAATAATCGGTCTGATCCTGAAATGGAGAGAAATCTTGTGGAGGCTCTGTCTCGGCTGGATTGTGGAGAACGGTGTGACTTTTTCAACATCACAGATTATTCCGCCACCCTGGATGACGATGACTGGATAACAACCTGGACAATACGCTATATCGAAAGATAGTTTATATAATATTTTTACAGTCAATCTAATATGTAGAATGTATTTGTAGAAATATCTTGCAAAAAGTTTAGTTTTTCTTCATAATCGCTTTGCCCGGTTGGTCCGGGATTAAAAAAGGAGGTGTAATATGTGAGACAACAGGAACTAATACAACGGTTGATTGAGCTTCTTATAGTTCTGTTCAACTAAAGGAAAAACCCCTCGGAGCAGCCACTCCGGGGGGTTTGATTTAGAGGTGAACATGTGAACTGTTCGGAACTAATACGTCTTCAATATGCACTTGTGTTTGATTTTGTCAAGCGGAAAACAATCGCCCCGGCCTGGTGAAGCAGGCCGGGGCGATTGTTTAGAAGGTGAACATGTGAATGTTCCGAATTACTAACGCACCTTTAATATGCCTCATTCCGCGATTTTGTCAAGCGGGAAAGGGAGGGCAGCCGGAAGCGCAACGCCCCGCCATTTGTATGGCACAAGCATCTGATTTTATACAGCACGGCGACGGTATCTTTGGAATCAATTATTCCGGAGAACAGGATTTTGGAGCTATTATTTCCTCCGTAAGTTACTCATGGTCGGCGAAGGGAGACGTTGAGCTTACAGGCGACAAGGGCGTTATGGAGGGTAATACTCTTTATGATTCCCGCTGTGAAATTACCTGGGAGGCGTACATGAGAAAGACTGGCACGGAGGTTCCCCACATTGGCGACATTGTTGATGTCCATGCGGATGTTTTGAACCTCTGCATCAAAAATTCCGGTGAACAAATTCCGGAAAAGGTAACTAAGGCCATCTGCAAGAGTGTAGATATGAAAATGGAGGCGCAGAATTATAGAAGCTTTACCGTTAAAGCCTCTTATGGCCCGAACATTAAAGCCCTGAACCCGGAAATTGTTTCCGAATAACAGACTTCAAGGGGCGCCGTTTCTGGCGCTCCTATCTCGAACAAAAAATAACATAATAGACATAACATGAATAACATAATCAATATTGAAGACATCAACCTTGCAAGTGCTTTGCTTGCAGCCACGGCCCCCATTGCCAAGAGGGCGGAAATCATCATTACTGACCGGGGGGAACGGAAGGTTTTTTACTTCACGGACACCCCGGAGACACGCGACATGATCAATAAGTGGAATGACCCGGATTTTGTGAAAAACAATCCGGAAGACCCGTTTGCGCTGGTCAAGGCGGCTTTTGATTGCCGCCGCGGTATTCTGGCCGGACTTCCTAGATTCCGGAAAATCGCCTGTATCCGCTCCAAGGATGGTCAGAAGGTAGCCCTGATTCCGGAGGATTGCCCGGAAGAGGTTAAGCGCAATTTCCTGGGGCATTTGAACTCCTAATTACAAGAGCATTATGAGCGACAAGGAAAAAGTCTTGAAACTCCGCCCCCTGTCTGTTGGAAGCATGGAGTTGATGCAGCGTTTTAACTGCGGGTTCATGAATGGGGGCATGGATTTAGGCGGCATTGTAGAATATATTTATATTCATACAGCTGATATTAAAAAACTTGAATCAATGAGCCTTGAAGAATTCAAGGAATCCGTTCGAAAATTTAAATATGAGTTGAGCCCTGATGAAATGCAGCGCATTTCTGCTCTGGTAGGTAAACAGGCGCAAGACGTTGATGAAGCGGCTTTCACTGTCGAGGATTCCAAAAAAAAACAGGAGGGGACAGGCCGAACTACTTTATTCAAGTGGTTTGGGCGATTGCTTCAAAGACGGGGTACCCCTTAAATTATATCAAATACGATATTCCATACAGCATGATTCTACAGTTCCTTATGAGTGAATGCGTTGCAAATGGTGTTAGCTGTTATTACACGCATGCCCGGAAGGTAGATCATGCTGATTTGGAACGTCTTGATGCCATGTTTAACAAGCCTGTCAATATTGAAGAATGAGCGCAGTAAAATTTAAGTTCTCTGGTGATTCCGCGGAATTATTAAAAGAGCTTGAGAACATTAAGGAAAAAATCCGCGGAGCATCAGAGCAAGCGGCAAAAGTGAGCCCTGGAAAGGGGGCCGCGGCTGACGTGGAAGGCTTGGGAGCATCCTTTAAAAAATTGTTGCCTTCTGTTACTGCGGCGGTTGCCGGTGTGGCGTCTTTTGGAACGGCGTTGAGTGTAATCAAAATGGGGATAAAGGATGCCATGGATGATGAATACATGGCCGTTCAGTTATCGTCTTACACTAAAAACATTGAGTCAGCACGGGATTTGCAATCTCAACTTGATCATCTGGCGGCAAATGGCGTTGTTGCCTTGGATGATTTGGGAAAGGCCGCGCAGAACCTGTCCATGCACTTTCGGACGAACAACACGGCAATCATGAGTTGGTCAGAAGTCTTCGCGGATATTGCCGCCTCCGGTAAAATCTCCGCTGAACAGCTTTCAAATTCATGGGCTAAAGTCATGGCAAACGGTTTTGCCGACTCCCGCGCCATCAACCAGTTACAGAATCAGGGTATTCCCATCATCAAGGCATTAGCTGAAGAAATGGGCGTGGCGGAAAAGCAGGTCATAGAGCTTGCCAAGAAGCGGGAAATTTCTGCTGATCAGTACGTCAACGCCATAAGGAAAATGCGTGATGCGGAATTTTCCGGCAAAAATTCTGCATTGTCGAATACGACTATTGGTTCATGGGAAACGCTCAAGGCGACTTTTGAAAATGCTATGGGAGATATGATGGCCGATAAGGTGACGAATCTTGCTGGTGCCTTTCAGTCTTTAACTGCGGAGATTGAAGAAGCTAGCGAGGTCAGTTTCCAGTTTTATGCAAAGCAGGAAAAGAACCTTTCTTTTTTTGAAAAAAGTATTGCCGGGTACCAGTCCGTATTTTACGGAATCGCTTCAATGTTCCGTACTGGGCATTATGAAAATGCCGTTATTGAAGGCCCTTACGATTACAGAAAGCAACTAGGAGATTATGAATTTAGCGGAAAAATCCGTGAAGATATTTCCAATGCAAAAAGTAATGATGAAATTGAACTTATCCAGCAGCGATTAGGTAAAGAATGGGACGAGCTTATTAAACAACGTGGCGTTCGTCAAAACTATATTGCAAATGATGGCGTAAACAGCGCAGAAGCAAAGGCGGAAATTGAATCCATTGATAGGATGATTGCAGCCCGTCAAGAACTTCTTGAGGAAATTAAAGAAGGCGTTTTGTGGAGGGAGAACGAGAAGCAATCAATTAAAGAGATTGTGGAAAACAATCAGAAGGAGGCGAGAGCTGCCGCTGATTTGAAAGAAGCAATGGATAAGCTCAATGCGACAAAGGATAAAGCAAATAAGCAGAAGCCGAAAAAGAAACAGGATGATTTAACAACTGATGGTTTAAGAAAGCAGCTTGAAGACGAATTAGCCGCCGTTCAACATGCCTCTTTGGATGATTTGGAAGAGGAGTTGAAGTTACTTGAAAAAGAATTTCAAACCGGAGCTTTAGATTTTAATGCTGCCACAAGATACGAAAAGCTTTTGTCTGTAGCTGATTCAATCCGAGACATCAACGATCAATTAAATAAAAAGAACAAGGCTGTTAAGGATTTACGACAGGACACACAGGAAAATATTGCCATCATGCGGGCCGAGCTTGCAGGGGAAAAGGATAAATTGCGCGAACTTGAAAAACAGCGGGATGTGCGGAAGGAAATGCAATCCCTCATGAAGGGCGGCATGAATGAACACGATGCTCTTGGGCTGGCGGAACAGAAGGTTTCTCTAACGTACAAAATTGAGGACAAAAAGGAGAAGGAAAAGGAGGATGAAAAGAACTCCAAGGAGCGGGCAAAGGAAATGTCTGATGCGTTTAAAACGCGGTTTGACGCGGTACAGCAGACGCTTTCAAGCGTGTCCCGCGTAGGCTCCGGTTTCGGTTCCCTTTTTGGCCTGGTGGGAAAGGGGGATGCCGGTCTTTCCGCTGCCGTGGACTCCCTGACAAAAGAAGTGCAGACCTCAAACGGATACCTCAAGACGATTGCGGAAAAGGCCGAGAAAGGCGGCGTTGCCCTCTTTAGCTGATATGAACAAGGATATTAGACATACAGGCGGGTATGGATGGCAAGGCGATTTTGATGCGTCCATGTCTGATGATGGGGCATGGTCGGCAAGCGTTTCTTACGTGGCGCCCCCTGGGGAAAAATTCACGCCTCCTTACACCCTGCATTGCCATGTTCCCGGTTTTACGGATTTGATCTTATCCAACTATGAGCACTCGCAGATTGCTGACTTGTGGAAAACGGTCTGTACCTTCAGAAAAGAAGCCCCTCAAGAAGATGATCCGGATAATCCAGACCCGGACCCTGATGACCCGGACCCGTTTGATTTTGACCCCAAGGATACAAAAACCACTTGGGAATTTACGGCTGGCGTAACGAGCAAGAGCATTTTTGACCACCCGGATTTCAAGCCCATGTTTCAGAACAATCCGGACCTGCGGAAAGCCTATGAAGCGATCATGTCGGGCCGTGTGGATATTGAATCCCTGAAAATTGACTCCAAGCTGAAAAGGAAAGACCCGTATGATTTCGGCTTGGGGGGCGTGAAGTACTCAAAGGAACTTTCTGACCTGTTCAACAAAGTAATAAATAAAGGAATAACTGACTACTATAAAAGGTGTTGTTCCTATTCTATCACGACCACGGAAGGGAAGGGCCCGGATGCCGCCCTTCAGTCATTGATTTCCGCGGGCGGTGGCAATTTTGTGAAGATGGGAGAGGATAACAACCCCTACGGGAGAAAGACGGAAACCACGCAATCTTTTTCCCAGATTTTGGAAGAAGGCGTTTTGATTGTTTGAATGATGACCTGGACAAACGATTTACGAATTAGGGCGGACGTTGCGCCGAGTGTTGCTAGCCAGCAGGGCGCTGTAGCGTACAGAGTCAACCGCACCGTTTCACAATCCCAAATTGTACCCATTGCAGGGTTCCAGCGCCCCAAGTGGGCGGCCATGGCGACCAATCCCAATGCCCCCGGCATGATGGCGACGGGCTACAAGATCGCCTTGCATTCCGCGACGCATTACAAGGTGACGGTAACGTACTCTTACCCGTCCGGAGATACCAATGAGGATGAAGACGGCAACCCCATCAATCCAGACAACCCGGATAATCCCAACGACGCGAAGGAAAAGTACAAGGTCAAGATCAGCGACCGATCGAACATGACGCTTGAGCCCATATTGAGCTATTACAAACTGCGTAACACGGATGGGAGTAGTAAGTATCCGGAAAACGACATGCTGATTCTGGCCGTTTACCTGTCCGGGGGGCTTGTCTTGTGCAGCAACGGCCAGTACCGGCTGAAATGCGAGAAAGACGAGACGCCGGGGCATATTCAACTCCCCGTCACCCCGATCACCCCGTATATCACACTTGGTTACAAAAAAATATCGCAGAACAATACGGTCATCACGAAAACCTATACAGCGCGCCGCGTAGACGCGTCCAAGGTGGCACGTGTGGGAAAGATTGTCCAGGGCAGCGAGTTTGGAGGCGCAACGGAAGTACAAGGGTATAAGCTCAATTATCTCTTTACCCGGTACTCCATCCACAAAGTAGGTAACAGGGAATACGAGATCACGGAAGAATACACGCAATCCAATCCCGGAGGCTGGTCAACGGACCTATACAAAAATGGATAACATCACTAAGGGAGACCCTATCAAGGCGGATTGGGCCAACGCCCTTACAAACGCCCTCAATGCTGCTACGCATGGCAAAACGTCCATGCGCGGCGGTGGCGGCCAGAACGTTTCCATTGCCCCTTATCAGCGCGGTTCACGCCCCCTGGCCTTTGATTTGGTGGAAATCACGGATGACGCGGAGGCATCCCTTTCCGGCAAGGTCTCCGGAGGGCTCCTTTTGAATGCCTATAAAGAGGAACAAGATACTGATAATGAGGAAGAAAAGAAGATACTGCTGAAAAATGAAGATATAGAGATCAGCGAGTATGAAGCCTCTTTTAAGGCAGGGGAAAAAGTGTGGGTGCATGTTACGTATGACACGGACACCTGGGAGGCATATACCGCTATCCTGGAAAAGGGGAATGAGGTTCCAGAGCCGGAAGACGGGGAAGCTTACATTGTCGTAGGTGAGTTTGAGGAACGTGATAAATCCATTATTTACAAGCACAAAGGCATTACCTTCATCAACTGGGATGTAATCAAATGGGAATTCAAAAAATACAAGCTTAAGACGGACCCCTTATGCGCCTTGGAACTCAAGGAAGCCGAAGAGGAAAACGAACTGACGCTAAACATTGAATCATCCAGCGAAGAAGAAAACGTTGATGTTGATAGCAATCTGAAAGTGTGGCTTGTCCAGAAGAAGGGAAAAGGGGAGGGCGGAGCGGAGGAAGGGCCGGTTAGGCTTGGCGTGAGAATCAAGGATGAACGCCCCGACTATACGGGGCAACACCCCATTGAAATCACCGGCAGGAGCGTATCTCTCAAGCTGGACCAAACAGAACATGAAACGTCCAACGGCATCAAGTACAGCCTGGAAGTCAAAAACGGTGAGCTTGCCATGAAGCTTGATACCGATTCCATGACAGATCCGGAACAAACCAGTTACACGGCGGAAGCCCCCATTGAAATTGGGGGAAGCACAATCAAATTAAATGTCAACACCACGCAAAAGACCTCTAACGGCATCAAGTACCAATTAACCAAGACGGGAGGACAGCTTGATATAAGCTTGAACGCGGATTCCTTGGCTGTGGGGGAGAATTTAAAATTTGAAAAGCCATTGCGGAAAACCAGTAGTGGCTATGTCGTTTTTGATTATGACCGTAATTGGAGTGAACCTGCAAACGGGGTAAAGGCCCATTTTGTAATGGTGGGAGATGCGCTTTCAGTTGAACTTCATGCAGATACGACTAGCGACGGCTCCGACGGTCTTATCAGTGATTCCTGGACCATGCTTGCATGTGACAGTGACCACGCATTGAGATTAAGCCGGGACGGAAATCAAAAAATCTATATCCAGCAAGGAGAATGGAATAAATCTTCAAATCAATACGAACCAATAAATTAAAGATAAATGAATTACGCTATATTTTGCTACCGGGAAGACTATAAATGTCTTGAATTATGTGTCGGGCAAATCCGCAAGGTTGACCCTCATTGCATGATTTACCTGTTTGACGATGGGAAAGCCCCGCTCTCAAAAAAGGACATCCCCAGGGGGAAGGACATCATTTACAAGAAGACTTATTTTGAGCGCAACAAGAACCTGAACGGCCTTGAATGCGTCCGCGGCATGCTATCCTGCATGCAGGATATTCCGGGCCGGGAACCCGTAATCAAGATTGATGCTGATGCGCTGTTGATGTCTCTGGACGAAATCCGGAAATCGCTGCTTGAGCGCAGGAAGCTTGCGGGGGGCTACCAGTGCGCCGTGCCGTTCGCCTGGTCAGGCGTGTGCTACTGGGTGACGCGGAAATTTATCAATGATGCTCTTGATGTCCTGGTGACGCGGGAATTCCCGGTACGCCATAATCAGACCTACCCGGAGGATGTGACCGTTTCCCAGTTGGCCCTGTACCTTTACGGGCGAAAGGGCGCCGACGTGATTGAATTTCAGGGAGGGAAATACCTGATCGGAATCCGGACATGCGACACCTACCAGTTATCAAAACTGGCGAAACTGGCCCGGCATGTATCCGCCGTCCACTGCGGCCAGAAGGATTTTTATGAACCCATCGTCCAGCAATCGGGGTGCACTATCCGCGAAGCTTGCGCCCGCGTCATGTGGGAAATCCTGCATCCGGGGGAACCGGACGGATTCAGACTTTGAACAGGTCAAGAACCAACTGATTTTCCTCAAAACTTTTCTTGCCCGTGGTGTATGTTCTCATGATCTGCTCCGGCGCCTTTTTGCGCGGCGCTTCCAGCTTTTTGACGGGGCGCCGCTTAATAGCGGCATGTTCAGCCTGCTGCATCATCAGGGACGGAGGAAGGCCGCTTTCTGCGAGGAATTTGGAGGCGGCGCGGGAGATGGCGGCCTTGTGCACGCCCAGCTTGCGCGCCCGCTCGGCCATGCGCTCATTGCCGAGCACGGACGTAAGCCCCAGGGCGTACGCTACGCCAAACGCGGTGACACTGGGGGTGCGGCTGTTGATAACGTGATACATGGCCAGGGACATGATCCGGATCATTTCAAGGGCACGTTCCCGGAATTCATTTTCCTGCTCCTGTTCATCCTCCGGATATTCAAAATCCGTGTGTGCTGTGTAATATGACTGCTGCGGGTCCATATCTGCGGTGTTTACTTATCAACATATCATGATATAATAATATGTAAAGGGAAGAGTAATGGCAGGGATTTCACAGGCTGAACTTGCCCGTCAATTGGGCGTCAACAAAAGCACGATCACGTATCACGTGAAGCGGGGGTTGACGCATGCTCAAATACGAGAATTGATTAAGGCCAGAAGGAAGGAAAATCCAGCCGTTGAAGCCGCTGCTTCAGGCGTTGAGAAAAACGCCACGGTAGCAGGGGAAGGAGTGGCGGAACTGCGGAAAAAGAAACTTGCTGCGGAAGTCACCTACAAGAATTTGCAAGCTGAACAGGCCCGCGTGAAGCTTGAAAAGGACAAGGCAAATCTGGTGGACATGGAGGATGTCAATGAACTTGTGGTGCATCTTGCCAGTGTAACCAAGGGCGTCATTCAGGCGTTTGAAAACAAACTGCCCGGAAAATTGGAAGGATTGACGGCGGCCGAAATGGTTCCCGTGCTGCGGGAAGAAATCAAGGCTGCCCTGTACTCCATTGCAGAAGAGTCCAAGGCTCAAATCAAGGTGATCAGCCGGGCGGAACAATGAAAGACATTGAAAAGGCTGCCGGATTCCTGACTCTTTTTGCGGATAACGTATCCGCGGGAATGGACGTAGAGCCGGTTACATGGATACGTGAAAATGTGGTAGACCAGCAATCGGCAAGGTCTTCCCACATTGATTTTACGTTGAGCCCTTTCTTGCTGGACCCCATTGATAAATTTTTGAATGACGGCACGGTAAAACACATTAACCTGATGGCGCCCACCGGCTCCGGCAAGTCAACTTTGTTTGTCGGCTTGCTTAATTACCTCATTGCCAATGATGCCGGAAATACCCTTGTCGCGTTTCAGAATGAGCAGGAAACATCCGATTTTGCGGAGACGCGGCTTTTCCCCACGTTCCGCGACAACAAAGCCCTGAAGGACTTGCTGCCGAAGAAAAGGCATGCGGCCAGGAAAACGGAAATCCTTTTCCCGCACATGAATTTGTGGATGGTATCCGCTACCAAGGGCCAGTTGCAGTCAAAGTCCTGCCGGTATTTGATTGGTGATGAAATGTGGGCATGGGAAAAGGGGATGGTGCGGGAGTTCCTGGCCCGCCACCATGACCGGTTCAACCGTAAAATCTTGATGGTCTCCCAGGGGGGCGACAAGGGGACGGACTGGGTTGACGAGTACGGCAAGGGCCGCATCCATCATTACCATTGGCAATGCCCCGGCTGCCAGGGGTGGAACGCTTATGACTGGCGGGATGTCATCTACAGTAAAGAGGAAAATATTGATTGGGAGCGTTTTAAGGAATCCGTCAAAATGGTGTGCCCGCGCTGCTCTCATGAAATAGAAGATACCGTGAACAACCGGCGCCGACTGGCCAGCGGCGGCAAGTACGTGTTTTCCGGCAACACAAGCGCGTTGCCGGAGATAGTGAGCTACAATTTTAATGCTTTGGCTTGTTACTGGGTGTCATGGGCTGATCTGGCTGTGGAGTGGATTCTTGCCAATCAAAAAAAGCGGAAGGGGGACATAGAGCCGCTTAAAAAGTTTATCCAGAAACGGCTTGCTCAAAACATTGTGGATTTGGGCGAAAAAGACGACGTGTTGAAAATCCCACTCACGGCGGAAAGTATGGAAGGGTATACCGTGGAAGACGAACGGACCCGTTTCCTGACCGTGGACGTCCAGAAGGGGCACTTTTGGCATACGGTTTATGCCGTTGACGCTGGCGGCTCCTTTCATTTGCTTTCGGAGGGGCGCCTTGAAACGTTGGAAGATATTGAATGTAAACAATCTCAATTCAATGTGCCTGATCATTGCGTGGCTCTGGACTGTGCCTTTGATACGGATGCCGTTCGGAAGATATGCGGTCTTCATCATTGGTTTTCGATGAATGGCACCGTCAAGGAGGAATACTTGCATAAAATCAAGAGCCGTGGCGTCAAGCTGATCTATGCACCCTTGGAACAACATATCGTGGAAGGGGTAAAATGCCTTCATTTCAACTTTTCCTCCCAACGGGCGAAGGATGTTCTTGCCGCGCGGATTAAATCGGGGAATTGGAAGGTGCCCCATGACGTTTCTGCCGAATACATTAAGCAGATGCAGGCCGAAAGTAAGCAGGAATCCATAGACAAGCGCACTGGGCGTGTCTCCCTCAAGTGGCTTGCCTCCGGGAATAACTCTCACATGTGGGACTGCTCTTGCATGGCGGTGATCTTTGCCATGATTCACCGCGTCATTTAAGCGCAACGGGCGCGCACTAGTGTATGATGATTTTATGTCAGGGCGCCCCATTTGATATTGCTACTACCAGCGGCATTGCTCAATCGGTGATGCTGCGTTTTGTGGACGGTGACGGCGCGGCAAAAGACATATCCGGAAACACGTTCCGCTGCGCTGTCCGCGGTCCCGGCGCCGCCGCTATTAAATGCGAGCCTATTGACGCCACAAGCGCGCGCCTTGCATGGAGCCCCCTAAAAGCTGGGGCTCATGCCTATGATCTGTTCATGGCTGCGCCAGACGGCGCAGAACGGCCCTTGATTATGGGAGAAATCCAGGCCGCCCCCCGTGTCACGCCACCAGGGAATGAAGACGTGGTAACGATAGGCGACATTAAAATCATAGTCCCCGACGCCGCAGACGGAGAAGTTAAAATCATTGACCCTTCCGAGGATGCTGCAGAACGTGCGGAGGCCGCAGCTCAAAAAGCCGAAACTGCCGGAACTGATGCCGATACCGCACGGAAGGATGCGGAAAATGCTCTGAAATTGGCGAACGATGCTGCCGCGTCCGCACAAAAGGCCCTTGCCGCCATCCCGCAGGTAGATGCTGTGGGTAATATGATGCTGGAGGGTGGTCTGACTGCGAACGGCACCATCAACGCCAATGGTGGCATCAATATTCCGCTTACCGTGGGAGCGCAAACAGGCACGGCAGCCGTGAACCGCCTGTATGCCGCAGGAATGGCCGGAGTGACGGACATTTATACCCAGCATGTCTACCTGAACACGGGCGCTATTACGGCGACAGGTACGGCATCTACTAAAATTCTGATACCTGGCCAGTACGCGCAGACAAACGTCCCGGCCAATACGCACAGTACTGTTATACATACTTTCACGGGGCCGCACGGCCAATGGAATTATTCCAGTTTCGCTGGATTTTCTATCCCCTACCAATTAACGGCGGCTGGCAAAATCACCGTAGATATTGGGCGCGGGAGCAAGACGACGCGGCAAGATTTATCCCTGGACTCATACAGCATCATTCCCGGTAATAATCTGGCGTACAATACCGGGGAGATACTGGATATTACGTTTGATAATGTGCGCGATACGGCCCGCAATGGCTATGTGATCCGCGTCCGTGAAATATACTGTACCGAGTCCACGCAGCTCTGGAAGGTTAAAACCACAACCAGCTTTATCCCTGCTTCCGGTAACGAGCCAATACCTTATATAGTTAACAAGATCATCTACCAGCAATATGAGCCACGCTCCTACATTGCGGGGGATTATGGCGACGCTTACGGGGCATTGTTTTTGCTGACCGGAAGCGGTAGCATTCAGCAATTGTGGATGATTGCCACGGTACGAGGGGTTACGACTTTTGAAACGGGGACGGGGTTTAATCGCATTGTGTCAGACATGCCGGGGATTGCAGACGGTAGCGTTGCGCTCCTTGTCGGGTCTGCGGAGCGCACCAACTACCAACCGGGCAATGTCAACCCGGTTTACTATGCCCTGGCCGCGATAGCCGAAAATGCCATTGAAACCGAAGAAACGACTGATTTTGAAGATATTAACGTACCAATAGGATGAACAACGAAGAGATACAGATACAATTCCCCCGGCCCGGACAATGGGGAGAATTCGCCTTGACGGCCATCTACCGGGATGCGGAGGGCTACGCCCACACGGACCGCTACACGCAAGACGACATCCCCGCCGACCAAGCCCCGGCCATGCAGGCTGTAGTTGCCGCGCTGGTGGGACTGGCGGAACCGTGGAAAGCCTCCCAGGTGTGGGCGCGGCTGGGGAAAGATGCTCTAAGCCTTACGGAAGACGGAACCTATGAAATGATTGAGGCCGTGTCTCTGACCGTCGAGGCCGTCAATGACCAGGGAGGCAGACGGATATTCACCACCATCAATTACCCGGCTTTTGTCCTCACAGACCCCGCCGACGTGGCGTTTTTCAAGTACTTCACTACCCCTAACCAATAACAACATAATCAAATGACTACTAACAATCAATGCAATCATGCCGAGGCGATAGCCAAGGAAATGTACAACATGTACCAATCCGCCATATCCCACGCCCCGAAAGAAACGGGCTGGGAAGATGAACCGGCCTATGTCAGGCAAGCATGGTATCACGTCGCAGATCAGGCCCTCCCCATCATCGGCAAGCACGCGCTTGAGGACGTGAAAGAGTATCTCGGCATCAAGGCTTCCGGGGCTTCCACCTGGTGGAAAAAGGCCCTCTACTGGGCCGGGGTGGGTATAGCCGGCGCTGTCCTTGGGGGCGTTGGAATGTCCCTGTCCGGCTGCGGGCATTCCGTAGACGTCACCCCGGAGCGCACGGAGGTCTGCAAGGACGGTTCCTGCCTCGTCATTGAGCAGGGGCATATCTCCTATTCCCAGGCCCAGCCCAAGACGGAGGTTGCGCCCGTAGTTCAAGCCACCAAGAAATAAGACCATGTGCAAACTCTCCGAAGTACCGGCACGTTTCTTCGATTTCGCCAAGGCTTTCCCCGCCTGGGCCTGCGTCATGCTCTCGCTGGGCATTTGTGGCGCGGCCTGCTGGTACATCGGAGATGTCATGGGACACCACAACGACCGTCTTTGCGATCTGATGACGATGCAGACACAGGCCCAGGTGGAGACAGCAAAGGCCATTCAGCTGCTTGCTGTCAGAATAGAGAATATCGAGCGGAAACTTGAGAAATAGGCAACTGTAAAGCTTTTCTTACAAGTTCAACCGCCGAGGAATCCTCGTCAGTTCTAACTAGTTCTATCAAAAATATCTTATAACCATGAATAACACTGAAAGAAACATGGCTGCGACCATCCTCCGCTTTGAAGACAGCCGCGTCACCGGGCCGGCCTCCCTGCGCGTCTCCCGCCTCCCTGCCGCTGACAAGGGCGGCAAGTGGGAGATTTGCGGCATTTGCGACGGCATTGAACCCGCCGTATTCAACCGCCTCAAGTCCCTGCTGGACGCCGGAAAGCGGGAAGAAGCCTGGGAGGGCTGCCTTCAGTACGTCCTGGACAATACCGCCGCGGTCCGCGCCTGGATTGGCTCCGATGCCCACCCGGCTACGGAATTCATCCTGCGGGACCATTATTTCAATTCCGGTAGCAAGAACACCGGGAAGATACTTCAGCGCGCGTTGAACATCCACGGCGCCGGGCTCACGGTGGACGGCATTGTTGGACCCAAGACCAGACAAGAGCTACAGGACCAGTTGGCTGGCACGGATGAAGCGGTATTTTTGGTTGGCCTCCAGGAAAAGCGCAAGGCGTTCTACCGCTCCTGCAAGCAGTTCCCGACCTTCGGGCGCGGCTGGCTGCGCCGCTGTGACGACGCCTTCAGCGTTGCACGGGCCATGGCTTAGAGAGACGTTCCAAAACGCAAAAAGCGCCCTCTTAAATGGGGGCGCTTTTTTGATCTTCTGGAAACTCGCTCCCGCGATGACTAGTCTTCATCCCACAGCAGGGAAGGATCATTAGGGTCAAGGGTTGGCAGGTCCGGCTGAATGAGGTACTTTGCGATGACGTCAACACCGTGCAGCAGCTTTTTCTGCATGCCGTCAAGCTGGCCTATGCAATAGCCAACCGTTCGGAGGTCACCGCGGGCTGTGGCGCGTTCCATTTCGTGGACAAGGTCCGCAAACTGGCGTTTATAGCTCTCCTTCCATTCCGTGAGGATTTTGATGGCTTTTCCGCGTGTCTTCACACGCATAAGTTTTTCTTTCAGTGTTTTGCGTGCCATAACAATTCGTTTTTGTTCTATTATTTTCTCCACGTAACAACATGTGGGTAATCCCCTGGATTATGAGGGTAAAAACTGGCTGCTCCATATTCGGCGATTAGTTGTGCTTTTTCTTCGTCATTGTAGTTGAGGTATTTTTCATAGAGTTGAGCAGATTCCGGTTTTACCGTGAATTCAACAAATTCCTCCCAGTCATAAAAATCAAAATGGTTATTGGGGTTGAAAAGCATATCAGCATCAATCTCTCCTCCATCTCCTCCCGTTTTTTTCTTGATTAAAGAGACGGCAAGATAAACTTGCTCTCTCGTTAAATCACTGTTAAACCGTTGCATAATGGGAGCTAGTTTATAATAACTAACCGTCATATTGTATTTTTCTTCGTGCATTGTCTTGTTCTTTCAGCTTGTTGTTCTGTCTCCGGGGTCCTTACCTCCCTTCAACAAGATTAATTTACTAAACATTGTTTAGTAATGCAAGGAAAAAATTACTTTTCTGACAACTTTTTTTTCAAATCATGGTTTTCAATCGTCAGAATGATTAACTGCTGCATATAGGGCTGGAGCTTCCTTTTACCGTTTTTCCAATGGTAGATGCTCATTTCCGTGACCTTCAAAAGCTCCGTAGCCTTTTTTACCGCATCATAAGGATTTTTTAATTCGTAGGTCTTGTAAATCCAGTCGAGAAATTCTTGGATAGTCATGATTTTGTTTTCTGTTTAGTCCCACATGGCCTCTTGAGGAAGCCAGTTGTCAAGAATTGATTGAGCTTCTTCTAGGCTTCCGCCATTTTTCAAGAGTTCCAGGGCTTTTTTTCCTGCGGTTATTTTGCTGGGATGGTTCGCCAGGGTATAGCTTGTTGCGTTGAGGGCCAGTGCGGCGCGGGGGTATTTGGCGCGGGCGGCGTTTAGCTCGTCTTCAATGGCTGCGGTGTTGATGGGGCTATACGCAGGGTTGTTTTCGATGTTGTCCCATGCCTGCCGATTTTTATCCCATGCTTTGTTCCAGCACGCAGTTATTTCCCGGAGTTCAGAAATTCCGGGGAAAAGCCTTTCTTCTTGTTTTTGAGCAAGCTGCTGGCGTTTGTTAATTACGTCCGTGATGACGTCTTCTGCAACGGTAATAAACAGGTTTTCCCCAGTCGGAACCTTGCCGCGCAGGGCAAATTGACCCTTCAGGGGGGCAACGTCCGCTTCCGTAGTGAATTTACCAAAGGGAGGAATTGTGAGCTCTGCGGTGATTGTGTCCGCCGTGATGGTGATTGCCACTTCCGTTCCGCGGGTTGTTGTGGTGGTGATGGTAGCAGATTCTCCGGCAGGTTCTTCCACGGTGGCGGAAGGGGTTACAATGTCTTGGATGGCTTCAACGGCTTCATCTCCAATTGTGAGAGTGCGCTTGCCGCTTTTGTCATTGGTGATGGTTCCATCCGGGAGGATGGTGACAAAATCACGGCCAAAGTAGATTCGGGATTGCGTGTTGCCGTTCCAGACGCGGGCAGATTCGCCATAGTAGAGATAGCCTTTAGAATTGAGTGCCCGGACAATCTGTTCCGCCGTCAAGTTTTTGGTGTTGGTGATTTCCATGATTTTGTTCTTTCAGTTGTTCAGTCTCCGGGTTCCTTACCTCCCGTCAACAAGGTTAATTTACTAAACATTGTTTAGTAATGCAAGGGAAAAATTGCAGCGCATGAAAAAAACTTTGCATGGTTCCGGAAAATATGGGAGAAAGAAGGAGTTCTGATTGTTCTTTCAGAATTCGCCCTCCGTGGCGTGGATTGAAAAGCTACATGTTTAGGGGAATACCCCTCTGGCCGTATCATCCAATTCCTTACAAAAGGGCGGCTGCTCCGGTGGCCGCCCTTTTTATCAAGCCTATGCAACCTATCAAGCATCATACGATCGTTACCGGACATATTCGCAAATTAGTTCCACAAGAATATAATCCCGACATTATCAGGACAACGCGCGAAGCCATTGATTACGCCCTGGGGGAAACAGAACCGGTTGCCTTATTCCGTGGCTTGGACCCGGATGTCAAATTCGCCTTTGAGACGTTTTCCGGAGACGGTCTAAAATGTACGGTATACGGAAAAACAGGGGAACCCTGTATAGTGTTCATCGTGGTTCGACAAGCTAATAGTATTGCCCGGCAGCAATATGCCGATTTGCTGAAAATTGATAATGGACCGAAGCGCGCGAAATCCAAAATGCCGGAGGCGCCGTTTTGTTCCGTCGCCCTGACAAAGCACCTGGAAGACGCACGCAACCAGGAAATATTAAAATGGGTTGGGGACTATGAGGGCTGCGCCGCCATTGCATGGTTGTATGGTGATATGGTATGGGGCGGAGAAGAATTCAAGATCAAGACCAAGGCGAAGGACGATCTTTCCGCGTGGGTCTTTTTTGGCACTGAAAAATTTGCGCCAACGGAAGAAACAGTAAAGCTATTCGGAAAATGCTACCTGGAGGATTTTGTGGAAAACTCTCGAAATGAAGTCCTCAAAAACACTCCCCCAAACATGATGGAGGCAATAGCTCCCTTTCTCATGCGTCTTGACAAGCTCAAAAAGATGCTCCAGGAATAGGTCATAGGTTGTGGTGCGGCACGCCGGAAAGGGCAAGAAGAGTCCGGGAGGCCCATTCTTGGACGGTCATGCCGTGGATGTCCGCCGTCTTCCTGGCTTGGTCATACCGATTGCGTGGAAAGTGCACCTCAATAATATCCATGTCTGGATTCTGATCACTTTTCCGGCGCCGGGCATATTCTTCCCTCATGACACGCTCAATAACGGCTTGTCGTGCCTTTGGTATTGGGAGGTAGGATAGCCATTTGTCGACGTGGCGTTTGCTGACTCCGCACAGAGATGCAAAAACCTCTCTGCTCATTTCCATGTCCTCTAAAAACTCCCGGATTTTGTCGCTAAATTCATCCATGGCGCCATATTTCCAAAAAGGCAGACAGGGGCAAGTTTTTTCTGGTACTTTTACCTTTTGGGAAATGAATGAATAGAAAAATGTGCTTTTATGGCAGATTGGCGCAGAATGGGAAGAAAAGCATGTGAAAATACCATACTCTAGTAAGCTTGTCTTCATGGTCATAACTGTCAACATTATTTTGCTTGTCCGCTCCGTGGGATTCCTTTATGTTTTTGGGTATGAGTAATGATGCGACGGAGTTGCAATACTACATTATGCCAAAAAATGGGGAAAGTAATGGGCCGTTCAACGCAGAGTATTTAAAGCTTCTGCGCTCAAATAACATAATTGACGGGTCGTGCTTAGTGCGACCTGCTGCCGGTGAATATTGGGCGACGTATGACGACATGTTTAATCCAAGCTGCGGTAACATCATGCCTGTACAACAAGAACAGAATCAACAAAATTTGATAAATCAGATTTTGCATGTTACTACCCAGCAAGCGAACATAGCATTGAATGCACAAAGAAAATCAACGGGTGTATATGTTGTCCTGGCTCTACTTTTCGGAACGCTCGGCCTTCATAATTTTTATGCGAACCGCGTAGTAAGTGGAGTGTTCCAGCTTATTATTACTCTTACAGGGTTTGGACTTTTCCTTACCATTCCGTGGTGCCTCTTAGATGCATGCCTTGTAAGAAAGGACGGAAACGGGCTTGGTTTCAAGTGATCATATAGCAGAACAAGAAGAAAGTAGGAACCGCCGTTCTAACATCTTTGTACAAAAATCAAAAAATGCTTTTACAAACTTTCTTGTCTATTGGTCTTTAATGAATTTCAAGAATTTTAGAATAGGAAATGATTTTCCATCAATAGTAGTATTTCCGTTTGGGATAGCTCTAAAATGTAATACTTGTCCTTTTTTGTACACGGTAGGATTTTTAAACCCTACCACTTTATATGGTTCGCTTTTTATCTCACGGTAAACAGTGTAGGAAAATGATTTAATATAACCACCACCTCCCCCTACGCTACCAAGTCCAGACGTGATTGCGGGAGTAGTATGCTCATATGAGCGTGCAGCATAAACTAACGCAGCGTCTTTTGTGTGGCCATATACAATAACAGAATATTTTTCTGATCTCGCAAGTTCTTGCTTTTCTTGTTCTAGTTGTTTTTTTAGTTTCGCATGCTTTTCAGCAGCAACTTTCCGTTGTTCCTTTGCTTTTCCTATTTCGCTAGCAATGGTGTCCGTAGTTATGCCTAGAGTTGCTTGATATTCTTGTGTTAATTGCGATATTGGTATTGTTTTTACTCCTTCATCATGATGTATTTTCGCATTCAATCCGGAAGAGTATTCTATCGTTGCTTTTTTATACTTAGCACCAGCTATTTCAATATCTCCCACCTTAATTTCTTTCCCACTACCAATTAACGAAGATGCAATGAGGATTGTTGCAATAATACTTTTTACATTCATTTTTATTTGAGGAATTGGTTTTTATCACAATACCTACCAATGAAAATCCGTGCAACAAAAAAAGCCCGCGGAATGTCCGCGGGCCTGTGGAACGGGGGTGGTGGTTACTTGGTCAGGTCAATCTTGCCAACCATGCAAGCTTTGATTTGACCGGTGATGGGAATGCGCCTCCGGAAAGCCGGGTTGACAGGGACAAGGAAGAAGTGGCCCTCGTCATCAGCCACCAGCCTCTTGAGCGTGATGCCGGGTAAACTGTCTCCGCCGTCGTAAACGACAATTTCATCAACATATTTTTCCAAGTCTGCATTTTTAGGCACGGGGCGGACAAGCACAACCTGCCCGTTTTTGATTTCCGGCTCCATTGACGTTCCTTCCACATGCAACGCCGTGATACCTTTGTCAAATACCGGGTAGGGCTCGCCAAGATCGCTCCACGTGATTTCCCCTGCAGCGACGTTCCCGACAACCATGATTTCCGGTAATTTGACGGGGCGAAGGATGACGTTGTTGACCTCTTCCGGCTCGTCATCGTTGTCCAAGGCAGGGTGTAGCTTTTCAACGGCCTCTGGATACATGCCGCTCGCCTGTTGCTTTTTCTTTATCTCTTTGACAGTTTTTTCAAGGATTTCGATTACCAGGTCATCAATACTCTTATGCGCCTCTTTTGCCTTCTGTTTCAAAAGAAGCTCAATGTTCTCGGGAAGGTCGAATTGAATATTTTCGCTGTCTGCAACAATTCGCTCAATGAGTTCCATTTTGGCCGAAGGAATAGGTTTTCCTGCTGATAGCCATCCATCAACGGTTCTCTTAGTCACAAAAACTTTTTTTCCTAATTCTTCGCGCGAAATGCCATTTTTTTTCATCCATGTTTTTATTCCTTCTGCATTCATCATGCGCATATTATATGCGCTCTTTTGAGCATTGTCAAGCTCATGTTTGTTGAGGAATGGCGCATTATTGCGCACTATTGTGTTGACGTGATGCGTAAAATTGCGCATATTGTAACCATCAACCGCACGCAAAAAGCGAACATGAAAGCAACCATCAACGAAATCAACACTCTGTAACCGAAATGAACCCTGATCTCGAAAAAGCCCCTAAGGAAGTGAGAGACTGGCTTGATAAAACAGAAAAAGCCACTGGATTAAAAAAATCTATTCTGATTATTGGTGTTCTCACGGATTACGCATTGAAAAACAAGAAAGAAGGGAACTCCTTCACCACTAAGAAAACCGCGGGTAAGCCCGTGAAATGTCCTAAAAGGGGAAATATTTAGTTGCTTTTATGTGCTAAAAAGATACATCTGGATTTGTTAGAGCGATAATATCCAAAAAAAGGAAGCAAAATCATGAGGCCATACGCAGACATCAACGGAGATTTCCACTGCCCGGAATGCGGCGCCGTCATCGAATATGACGAGACTGATCCTCTGTGCTGGGGATGCTGTGAAGACTGCGGCTGGGAAGAAACGGAAGAAGAACTCGCTTTCCCGTATGCTGATGAATACGGCGGCCATTTTTGAGCCTAACCACAAACCAACACCAGAAAATGAATACATGCGAAATATTACAACGGCCAATCCACCAAGGCCCCTATATGGGGATGGTGGAGACCATCACCAATGCAAACAGCAAAGCACCGTTCCTTTGCTACTCCTGCGGGCAGGAACCCGGCAGGGGCGCTTACTGGTCCATTATCGGAGACCGCCGCGGGAACGCGTATTGCTGCCGCTGCCTCTGCGCCTCTTGTGCCTGGGAGCAAATCAACGGCATCCCGGACAGGGCAAGGAAGAACCCCTACCAGTCTCTTGACCCCCGGAAGGAGCGCCGCCGCTTGCAAGCCTGCAAGAACAGTACCAGGGGACGCCGGAAGGAAGCTGTAGCGCGTCTGCTCTTTGGTCTGGTCATTGTCTTGGTCTGTCTTGCTTCCGCAGCGTTCATTGTCGGATTTTTCTACTTAGCCGTAATGATTTTCGCAGGATTATGAATACCAATGATCAACGTTTGATTGAAGGTCTGTTTACCCGCATTGATCGCCTTGTTTCGATCATGGAAGGGAAATACTGCCCTGAAACAAGCGGTGAAACCTGGTTGCGTGCTGAAGACCTGCTCAAACTCCCACAGTTCCGGCACCGCAAAGGCCGCGTATGGCTCTATAAACTTGCGAAAACTGCCCCGGAAATCATGAAAAAAGACTGCCTACCGCACCAAAAGCGGGGCGCCACTCTTTGGTGTGCGGAGCGTATTTCCAAGGCCATGAAAGAGAACACGGCAACAACCCTTTCCAACTAACCTAAATAACAACAAACAGAAAAAACACCATGCAAAGAAACGAATGCAAGCCCGGAACCGAAGTCATCATCCGGGGAACAATCAAGGAAGATGACGGAACGGATTTTAACTCTATCAAAATCACTATCCGCCGTGATGACGGCAAAACGGAAGATGGCTTTTTTGACCCTTCCCAACTTGAGCCTGCCCGGACGAAATACGACCCGGCGCGGAAATACCGCAAGGGGGATTTGGTGCGAATCACCGGATTTCACGGGAGGCTTTTCGGGGGTGGAGGTGATCGGGAGTTGTCCGAAAATAACGCAATTGGAACCCAAATTGCACTTCATGAAGACGAGATTCCGGGAGGGGATGTTAGCCTCCCTGATGGCTTTTTACTAAACATGCGCAATTACCTTTCTGTTGCCTGCATTGAGCTTGTCAAGCCCATTGAAGAAATTGAGGCAGAACATCCTTATGAGGTCAAAGAGATGATTTGTAGTTTCCGGGTCACGAGAGGTTACTCCTATATATACACAATATGGTGGAAATCAGACGCTTGTCCCACATCTCCCTACAGCAAGGAAGAAGCCTTGAGGAAAGCGCAGGAGCTTTGCGACGAACTGAACCGCAAGCACCGCGAATCCATGAATGCCTAAAAAGGAGATGGCCGGGGTCAGCGCCAACTGATCCCCGGCCCGTTACACCAGAACCATGCAAAGATTATGAGTAACGCACCTACAGATAAACTAGATTTGCCCCAGGCACCAGTCCCGAAAAAGACACTCTACGAAATTGTGATGTCCGAGGACGTGAAGAACCACATTGCCCAGCTTGTAGAGGGCATGATGACGCCGGAACGCTGTATCAGTATCTTCTGGCACTGCTGCCAGAAAACCCCACTCCTTCAGCAATGCGCCCCTGTAACGCTGATTGCATCCCTAAAAAACCTGCTGATGATGCGGTGTGAGCCTGACGGCATCCACGGCTATCTGGTGCCCTTTTGGGTCAACGACAAGACAACCGGCAAGGCCGTCTTGACTTGTGTTCCGGTGCCCTCCGCCCGCGGCCTGATGCGCATGGCCCGCTCCAACGGTGTTACCAACCTCAACATTGGCATTGCACGTGAGGGAGAGCCGTTTTACTGGAATATTGAGGACGGGAAATTTGTCATGGGTCACACCCCCGGATGGGATGACGACAAGAAACCCATCAGGGGTTTTTACTGCACCTGGACAGACAAGGACAGCTACTTGCACGGGGAGCGGATGAGTCTGAAAGCCGTCAATGATATCATGGCCCGCTCCAACTCCCGTAACAAGAAGGGGGAAATCGTAGGACCCTGGAAAACCGATTTTGAACAAATGGGCTTGAAAACAGTGATCAAGCGCGCCTCCAAGCAATGGGATTTGCCCTTGTATATCCAGCAAGCCATGAGCGTCTCAGACGAACAGGAATTTGAAAGCGAAATGCGGAATGTAACCCCGTCCAAGGATGAAAACGAGGAAATAGACCCCTTTAATCCGCCCAAACCGGAGGAAAAACAGCCTCCGGCATCGGAGGCATTACCACCTCCAAATGATGATGCCGATGATTTTTTTGGAAGTCTGAAGGAGCAGGAACGTGAGTATGTACCAGCCAATAGAGAGGACTACTAAAGTTATGTTAGACCTTGAAAATATAGTTATTTACGAGGACGTTCCACAACGGAGCGACCTATGGTTTAAATTGCGTTCCGGTCATCTGACCGCCAGCAACTTTGACCGACTGATCACTCCCAAAACCGGGAAGCCGTCAGCCCAGCAGGATGATTTAATCATCGAACTGTGCTGCTCCTGTCTGCGTCCGGATGAAATAACCTTTGAAGGCAATTTCCACACGGATCGCGGGGAAGCCCTGGAACTGGAAGCCCGCGAGCTTTTCGCGACCTTGACCGGCAAAGCGGTAAAAGAAGTTGGCTTTATCCGCCGCAAGACGGCCCCCATTGGGTGCAGCCCTGACGGACTTGTTTTTGAAAATCTGGAAGACGGGCTTGATCTTGTGATTGCCGGCCTTGAAATCAAGTGCCCTCTCTCCAAGCATCATGCC